GGTAAACAACTAAATTTTGATGACCCACGCAGTAAGTTATTCTTTGAGTATGTGCGTATTCTAAAAGAGTGTAAGCCCAAGTATTTCTTGCTCGAGAATGTGCGTATGAAACAAGAGTATCAGGACATTATATCTGATGCACTAGGTGTACAACCTATCGCTATTAATAGTAGGCTTATGTCTGCACAGAATAGATACAGATTGTATTGGACAAACATACCCAATGTTACCCAACCAGAAGATAAAGGTATTGTCTTAGCTGATATACTAGAGCATGGGTTTACTGATAGAGAAAAAGCACATTGCTTAACAGCTACCTATTATAAGGGTGGTGATTTAAAAACATACTTTGAAAAACACAGTAGACAATTAGTGTTCAGTAAAGATGGATTATGTCATGTTGGAGATGCTGATATCAAAGGTAATGACACTATCAAGCGAGTGTATCATCCACTAGGCAAGTCACCCACACTCACCACTATGGGTGGTGGACATAGAGAGCCTAAGATATTATGTGGAGCATGGCGAGGCAGATATACAGTCAATGGTATCAGACAAGACCATAAGCACAGTGTCAAAGGTATGACTGAACAACGATTGGAAGTACGTACAGATGGCAAGACTAATAGCTTGACTACAGTACAGAAGGATAATGTAGCAGTGGATGTGTCAGAGTTACAATGGCGCAAGCTGACACCACTTGAGTGCGAGAGATTACAAACATTGCCAGACAACTACACCAACCATGTGTCCAACACGCAACGATACAAGATGCTAGGCAATGGCTTTACAGTTGACGTGATAGCACATATATTGAAAGGAATTAAATAATGATATTAAAACAATTGATAGAACATAAAAAGAAAACATCTTTTGTAGATGGCTATGACGCATCAGATGCAGAGGCATTAGGATTATTAATATCACAATACTTTAAGCATGATGGTGAAGAGATATTTAGTACACTTTATATGGCAATGGAAGACGCAAACTTTCACGAGTTTAATGCTATAATGAAACGTGAATGGAAAAGGAGTTAAGTGATGACTAAGAAAAAATTAATAGATGACCAAGATAAATTTTTTGATTGGTTAGGTAAGTGTCCTTATATTTTCAAATACAGATATAACAAGGATGCTAGTATAACACTTACGTTTAATGAAGTTGACCCATATTGGAATGATGATTATGAGTTAGAAAAAAAGGAGAGAGAATATGTCAGTTCATGTATTAGAAATTAATAAAAAAGAATATGGATATTTAGGAGATGTAGCAATCAAAGAAACATTAGGTTTATTACCTATATGGGTTTTGAATTGGCAACTACAACCAGAGGGTAAGACATTGTTTGAATACTTACGAGATACATATGGACATGGATTGTATAAGTTCAATGGTACAATAGAAGAAGGTGACGTGTATCGTAGTCCAAGTGAAGAGGATGAGGACTTACAATATATAGCCAAGATGAAAACAAGAGAGGGTGAAATTATATTTTATGAATATGCAATTACGGCTATACCTACAAAGGATGGATACTTTATAACAAGGATGGATTAAGATGAATATAAAGAAACTACTTAAAACAATAATAACTTTTTGGATGAACAAGGACGAGATGACAGACCCATTTATGGATAACGTGTTACGATTTGCGATTATGTCTGTGTTTGCCTTTGGATTTTATTTGACTTTAATAGCATTTGGAGATAAGTTCTTATGATAAAAATATATAATTTAATTATGGATAGTGCTAAGAACCCACTATCTAACATACCTGATGTCAATACTAGGCACATGATAATGCAAGTGTTAGCATGGATGTGGTGTATTATATTCAGTATGTATCTAGGTTCTATTGTTGCCTTTGGTATTAGTGCAATCATACACACACTATTACTAGCAGGTATCTTTATAACTGTGGCTACGTTTGAAACTGCCAAGCGTAGACCACAATACTTTGGTGGACTTGGCAGAGGACGAGGAGGTGAGCATGAATGAAGAACTATTAGATATTGTAGATTCACTTGAAAGATGCTATGATTCATGGCGAGAGCAAGTAACAGGTATATTAGATGAAGAAGATACAAACGAACTACAGGAGAATGATTAATGGATGTAAATTACACAAAACAAGATGCAGTATTTGAAGATGGTGATTGGTGGTACAAGAGTCCTAGTGGGTATAGACAACGTGTATCAACTCATGCTGCAAAAAATTTAAATCGAATGTTTGTAGATGGAATCTACATAAAGAAGAGTGAAGTAGATAAAAGTATTTACAGGGCAGGTCGTTGGAAAAGTTGGTCGCATGCTAAAGTATCTTTGGAACAACTACAAAAGTCTAAAAAAGGACACATTTATGCCATAACTAATCCTGCTTTTAGTGGTTGGGTAAAGGTTGGACAAGCAGTTAATCCAAAGGACAGACTAAAACAATACCAAACGTCTTCACCTTTTAGAGATTACAAACTAAACTTTTCTTTCTTTACTGAGAACAAAGAGCAGAAGGAAAAACAAATACACAAAGTTTTAATGAGAACTTTTGATTACAAAAATGAGTGGTTTAAAATTGATTTAGAAATACTGAAGGAGATATTTGATGATTACAGTACAGATTAAAACAGATACAGAAGAAGAAATGGATACCAAAGTTAAGATGTACTTTGATACATATCCAGAGCAAGGTTATATGACGCACATTAAAAGCACTTACTATGACCACAAGTTAGCACAACACGTCACAGAAGTAGCTAGATTAGGAAGTTGTGATTAATGGATATTATTATTGCTTTAATACTAATACCAATAATGTTAATAATATTTGGAGTGTAATATGAATTTGAAAAGGTTAGCAGAAGATTATAAAAACTCTTTGGAATACAGAGAGTTAAGAGATGAAACTAAAGTACATTATGATTATATGTTACGTTGTTTGTTTACATCTTTTAAAAAGTCAAGTGTCAAAAGTTTGACTAGTAAGCAATGTAAGTTAGCGTATGACAAATGGTGTGAACGTGGTATATCTTTTGCTAATCATATCGTGGCTGTTGCAAATGTGGTTATGAACTATGGTGTAAGAATGGAACACGTAGACACTAACCCTTTTGCAGCAATCAAGAAGAGAAGTGTAAAAAGTCGTAGTGTTGTATGGCAACCTGATGATGTACGTAAGTTATTAGACTATGCCTATAGTGATTTTAAATGGAGAAACATAGGTTTGATAGCACAAATGGCATACGAATGGTGTCAAAGGATAGGTGACATGCGTGTTCTTACTTGGGATGCAATAGATTTTGATAAACAAAGATGCTATATTCAACAATCTAAACGTAGAGCAGAAGTTTTTTTACCTATAAGTGATGAACTTACTGAAATGTTAACTCAACAGGAGCAGGATTTTGGATTTCAAAAGTATGTAGCACCAAGACCTAACCCTATTAATGGTAAATACATACCATATAGTATATATAAAATGTCATTATATTCTAAACAATTAATAAGGCTTATTCCATTACCCGAAGATTTTCGTTTATCTGACTTACGAAGGACAGGAACAACAGAAATGGTAGAGGCAGGTGTCGGTATGGCACAAATCATGTCGGTTACAGGACATGCTAATCCACAATCTGTTAAACCTTACATAAAAAATACATATGACAGTGCAAATTATGCCTTGACAGCTAGGCGAAATCGTGATATATGAATATTAAATGCCGACAAGAAAGGAGAAATATATAATATGTTAAATATATTAAATGATATAGATGTTGGTATTGGTGAGACTATTAGAACTAATTGTCCTGTATGTAAAGGGTACAATACTTTTACTGTAACTAATGACATGGGTAAGTTAATGTGGAATTGTTACAAAGCTAGTTGTGATGTGAAAGGAAATCAAAAAACTAGTTTAACTGTTGACCAATACAGGAGAAATAAAAAAGAAGAAAAGATTTTTGTTATGCCTGATTACATTGTTCCTCATAGAAATAGAGGACACGTACTAGACTTCCTACATAAGTGGGATATAACATACGCAATGAATGGTTTATTGTATGATGTACGTGAGGATAGAATTGTATTTCCTGTAATGTGTGATGGTATTCCTGTCGATGCTACTGGGAGAGCATTGGCAGCATGGCGACAGCCTAAGTGGAAGCGATATGGTTTCTCTCCTTTCCCATATCGTTATGGCTTTGGTGATGTCGCAGTTGTGGTTGAGGACTGTGTTAGTGCTGTAGTGGCAGGTAATGTTGAAGGTTTTGTTGGGGTAGCATTGCTTGGAACTAGTTTGTTCGACACACATAAACAGATACTTTCACAGTTCTCAACTGTGCTAATAGCACTTGACCCTGATGCCTTAACAAAGTCTGTTAAGATTAGTAAAGAAATAAAAAACTCTAAGGTATTGAATTTAAAGAATGATTTAAAGTATAAAGTAAAGGAAGATATAGATATGATGATACAGTTAGGTGGTGTGTAATGGAAAATGTTTTATTACGTACCTTAATGAACAAAGACTTTTATGATAATCACAAGGGTGATAGATGTCCTGAAGCATTGTTCTCGTCTGATGGTAAGAAGATTAAAAGAATTATTGATTGTATGATAGACAGATATAGAAGGGATGTACTACCTGAAGAAGTACAGATGTATTTTATATCAGAGAATCCATCTCTTACTACTGCACAGATGCATCAGTATGACGCACTTTTTCATTCCATCAAGAATGAACAACCTATGGGTACTGACGTAGCAAATGATGTGCTTTCTAAGCTGTTTCGTAAGCATGTAGGCGATGAACTAGTTAACTTGGCAGTAGACCTATCTAATGGTGACATCACCACTCTACAGCCTTTAAATGACTTATTAAATAAATACAACGATGACTTCACACCTACTGTAAAAGTAGAATGGAACGACACATCATACGATACAATTATGGATATGCTTGAAGAACATTCTCGTTGGAAGTTTAATCTACCTACCCTAGCACAAGTTGTAGCAGGTATTAATTCAGGCATGTTAATTGAGGTAGGTGCTAGACCTAATACAGGTAAGACTTCTTTTCATGCTAGTATATTAGCAGGTCCGAAAGGTTTTTTAGAGCAAGGAGCAAAGTGTTTGGTGTTAGTTAATGAAGAGAAGTATGACAGAGTAGCCAGAAGATATGCATCTGTTGCCTCAAACTATTCCGAAGATGAACTAAAAGTGGATAGAGAGTTAGGAAGAAAAGCATATGAAAGTATTCCTAATTTAACTATCCAAGATAGTACAGGTAGAAATATGAGTTGGGTTGAAAGTGTCTGCAAGGAATACAAACCCGACATCGTAGTTCTTGATATGGGTGATAAGTTTGCTACAATGCATGGTTATACCAGACAAGATGAAGCATTGAAAGCAAACGTAATACATGCACGACAGATAGGAAAGGAGTATAACTGTGCAATATTTTATATGTCACAACTGTCAGCAGAAGCTGAAGGTAAGACAGTATTGAACCAGAGTATGATGGAAGGTTCTAAAACAGGTAAAGCTGCTGAAGCTGACTTGATGTTATTGATTGCTTCAAATCCTGCAATTGGTAGCAACTCAGATAACAATGACCCACAAAGACATATTAACATTGTGAAGAATAAGTTGTCTGGTTGGCATGGCAGATTAGTATGTAACATTGATAATATAACAGGAAGGTATAGAGTATGATAACAATATTAGGAATAGTAGTGGTAGCGTTGTTCAGTAATGAGAGCGCAGTATTTATAGATAAACTAGAAGAGAATATGAACGATGGATACAAGTGGGAATACGTAGGTAAACAGGATGTAGTTAATCCTGAGTATGCAATTCCTCTTGGAGACAAAGTATATTTTAAACATATTAAGGACTGAGTATGAAAGTAACACTTGACATAGAAACAAATACAACAACAAAGAATGGCAAGTTACATCTTGACCCTTTTGAACCTACAAACTCATTAGTATTTGTTGGTATTAGAACTGACCAAGGAGCAGAATATCGTTTTCCTTTTGACCATCCAGAGCATTTAAGTGGACATAAATATCACGAGCGTGTTCAATGGTTTTTAGATAACGCTACTGTATTAATATGTCACAATGCTTCGTTTGAATTGTCTTGGCTTTGGCAGTGTGGTTTTAAATATGATGGTCCTGTGTGGGATACTATGTTAGTGGAATATGTATTACAACGTGGCGATAAAGAGGGTAGCTTATCCTTGTCTGCTTGTGCTGAAAGACACAATCTTACTCGTAAGCTAGGCACTCTTCAGGAATATTACGATAAGGGTTGTAATACTAATGAAGTACCATTAGACGAGTTAGCAGAGTATTGCATGACTGATGTGAAAGCGACTCAAGAGTTAGCAGATTTACAGTGGAGTAAGTTAAATACAAAAGAGTATTCATCGCTTATGAAGACAGTAGATTTAACTAACTCTTTGTGTAAAGTATTAGCACATATGTACATCAATGGTATTAAAGTTGATTTAAACAAACTTGAAGAAGTTAGAAAGGAGTATGAACAAGAAAAAGAACAATTAACAAAAGAACTATATCAAGAAACTCAGGAGTTAATGGGAGATACTAAGATTAATTTAAGTAGTCCTGAACAATTATCTTGGGTAGTGTATTCAAGAAAACCACAAGACAAAAACATGTGGGCTAATTCGTATAGTGAATACATGAAAGATAGAGAGTGGCGAGATTTAATCAGATTACAAACAGATGTAGTGTACAAAACACTAGCTGAAAAATGTGATGTCTGTAATGGAAAAGGATATGTTCGTAAAACTAAAAAAGATGGCACACCATATGCAAAAGATAATAAGTGCATTGCTTGTAAAGCAGATGGTTTTATGTACAACAATACCAAAGAAGTTGCAGGATTAAAGTTTATGCCACCCTCTTCTAAGTGGGCTAGTGCAAATGGGTTTAGTACAGGCAAAGATAGCTTAAAGCATTTAGAAAGACAAGCTAAGTCAAGAGGTATGACAAAAGCAGAATCTTTTCTGTCAAAAGTTATTAGGTTAAATGCTGTTGAATCTTACGTATCAACTTATGTAAATGGTATTGAAGCATTTACTAAGCCAGATGGTATGCTTCATGTTAGCTTAATGCAACATAGAACAGCCACTGGTAGGTTGTCTGGTTCTAATCCTAATATGCAGAATATGCCTAGAGGTGGTACGTTCCCTGTTAAGAGAGTGTTTGTATCACGATGGGAAGATGGTAAAATAATGGAAGCTGACTTTGCACAACTGGAGTTTCGTGTGGCAGCATTCCTTTCACAAGATGGAGTTGCAATTGAAGAAGTTAAAACAGGTTTTGATGTTCATAGTTACACTGCCAAAGTTATTAGTGACGCTGGTCAGAAGAC